CTCCTTAATGGTGAATTCCATTCGCATCGGTGTGCACTCCTGATGTGTTCATGTTGCCCGTGTGCTGAATGTTGCCTTGGATGATGATCGTGGTGGCTTTGAGCGTGACGCTCTGGTTCCCTTCTATTGTGACTGCGCCGCTGGCAGCGTTAACGATGATATTGCCATTGTCGGATTTGACTGTGACGTCGCCGTCGCCTTCGATGTTTATCTTTGCGCCGTTCTGCGCTTTGATGTTGATGTCTTTTTGCGTGTTGATCTTCACGCCGCCTTGAAAGTCCCAGGTGAGAAACGGATCGGCGTCCTTGTTACCGTCCAGCTTGATGAACGTCTTGCCATCATCCCAAATGCAATAGTCGAGAAGCGGATCTGTCACAGGCGGCTTCTCCTTGCTGGTGTAAAAGAAATTCAGCGCCGCGTAGCTCGACGTTGAGTTAGGCAGCTTCACTAACAAAACATTTTGGCCGATGCGCGGCATGGCAAAGCTTTTCTTGCCACCAGCCGAGATTTGTAACACAGGGATTGGCTTTGTTATGAGCGGTTGCCCGTTGTGATCGAGTTTGTCAGGCATGATAACACGGATGTTAGCCTGATCTTCGTTGCACTCGATCTTCGATACGCGCCCGATCTGCACGGCATGAACGAACCGCTGATCGCGGCCGTCAGTGTAATCGGTGTCTGCCAATAAGTTCTTGCCCATGTTAATACTCCAGTGTGCGCCTCACGTGCATCGTGGTCTTATACATCGGGCACAATTCGTGATGCACTTTTTCAATGAACCATGGTCCGTCAAACTGCCCGCAGCCTGACAGGATGAACGTCTCGCCAGCTACAACCAGCGGATTGCCAATGGAGAGTTCAATGTCCGATTCGTATTGACGTTTGTTTTTGTCCCGTGTCCGCGCCTGCGCTTTCGTCAGCGCGGCATCCGCTTGCCCTGCGTCATTGGAAAAGTATTGCAACCCGCCGCCGCTCGGATCGTCGAGCAACTGCGGTGTGCTGCCATTCTGGCCGGATGATTTGACGTCGCTATTCCAATTCAAGTTATCTTTCCACGCAGAAGGCAAACCAGGTATGCCCTGTTGACCGCCGCTCGCCGCGGAGCCGCCTGTGCCGCCCACTTCGGTTGGCAACAATGAATTGGCGTCGAACTGGCGCGACGTGGTTTCGCCTGTCCCAATGTCCGTGTTCGACACGACGGTTGATGCGGTGAGGTCCGTCACTTGTAAACGGAACTTGCCGCCGCTCATGCGAAATGTCGTGCCACCCGCCATCGGCGCATCGCCATAGACTAGCGTGAATGTCGGTGCTGATTGATCGAGCGTCAGCGGGTCATACAGCCATAGTTGGTTCTTGGCGATCTTAATTTCCAGCTTCGCGTCCTCTGCCAGCCGTCGCAGGAATTGGAACGCGCTCTCTTGCACCTGCTCAACGCGATCATACTGCGGGTTCTTGCTGGTGAGCGGCACGAACTGCAAATGATTGTCTTGCGCAATTTGCGCCGCTATCGCTTGCAACGTTGTCGCGCCGCCGATATTGGCTTTGCCACCGTCACCCCAACCGACTGTCTCATTGGACGTCTTGCCATGCGCATCATTCGGAATCGAACTGGCTTTCACGTGAACAGTGTGCTCAGGCAAATCGAATTCGATGGAGTCAATGTAGAATGAGCCGCACGGCAACTGCAACGTGCCCGCGCCCGGATCAAACCAACGCTCACAGAGAATCGCTGCGTCGAATGTCGCGCCAGGTGCAGGCATCCATTCGTTGATGAACTTGCGATCACGATCGGCTAACGAGAACTGGCAATCGTCGGCGTGCTGTCCGTCACAGCTGTCAGTCCACTCGAAGTGTAAGAGGTAAGGCGCGAGCTGACTGTAAAAGTCTTCGCCGCCTAACATGATTTGTGGCCGCGCTGTGCGTGCTGTCGTAATCATGGCGTCGTCACAATGTTTGCGCTTGTCCACGGCACAAGCGGGATTGCGGTCTTAACGGGCAACTTGGGCACGATCACTTGAACGCCGGCGGGGAAGTTGCAGATGTCGCGGATTTCGTAATTGGCTTCGATCAGCTTGTGCATGTAATACTCGTCGCCGCGTTTGTTGCCGTAAACTTTGAGCGAGATCAAGTCCCACCAATCGCCCTGCGTTGAAATGTAAATGCTCGCATCCGGTGGAATCGGTTGCGGCGGGAAGATCGTTGGCACCGGTGGCGGCGTCGATCCAGGTGGCGTAGCGATTCCGTTACTCATGAGCCGTAGCCGCTTTCATAACTCAGCCGCCGTTCGTGCCGCTGTGCTTCTTTGAAACCGTTAATGAACTCACGCGCTATGTTGCGCAAGCGAATATCCAGCTCGCCTAGCGTGCGCTCGCCTGCGTTGCCTGTGATGCTCACGTTCGGACTGAAATTGTAATGATGCGTGTCACCGCCACCACCAGTTGATAACCCGCCAAGTGCCGAGAGCAGCGAACCGAATATTCCGCGTGCGCCACCGCCCACAAGTGGCAACACCATTTCCGGCCCGCGTTCGGCAAGCGTGGCAATTTGCGGCGTCTTGGCTATACCGCCTAACTGATACGCTGCGGCAATCATTGGCGGTGGTGCTGGCACTTGCGACGCGGCTATGGCTTGTTGCCGTTGCGACCACCACACATCGGGATTCTCGCGCACGAAGCGTTCACCGCCTGAGGCATACGTCACTCGAGCACCGCCGCTGTGAACGCTGCCGCTTTCATTGCCTGTGGCGAAGTTTGTAATGTTGCCACCGGCAGCAACAGCATCGAGAGCTTTCCTGTAAGCCTCCATTTGCTTTGCGCTCACCTGCACGTTGCGCAAACTGACACCTGGATAATAGCCGGTGTCACTGACCGTCTGCATCAAAGTCTTATGTCGCGCCAGCGCACGATTGAAGATCGTTTCGATATACGCCTGCAACCGTGCCGGATTCGCTGAGCCAACTTCTGTGGTGATGTTGGAGAAGACGCGAGCAGCAACAGCCGGATCTTGAAGCTCCTTCATCAGAGCAGCACGCTCGGCAACCAAACTCGTTGCAGGCAAACCTGTCGGCGGAATGTAAGGCGTAGCAGTTGCCGGTCCACCGCCACCGGCTGATGGTCCTCCTGCACCGCCGCCAGCTGGCGCGGCAGGCATTGGTTCTGCGCCGCCGTAAGGTGGTGCGCCACCGGCAGCACCCGGTGTCCAGATGCCCGTGCTCGGCGTAACCGGAATTGCGGGAACACCAGCACCGCCCGCGCCAAATCCCGCGCCGCCTACTGCACCGCCATAAGGCATTCCACCGCCGTAAGGCATCGTTGCACCTGGCGGCAGGATTGGTGCGCGAGCTGCGCCACCGCCTACACCGCCAAACACTCGGACTGACGGCATGGCTGGCGTGATGGGTATCCTGCTCACTGGCCGCGCCCACGGCGCTGGCGCAGTTGGCATTGGCGGCGGGACTTTAGATGGTCCGTAACCGTAACCGCCCGGCGCTGCGTAAGCTGGCGTGGTCGTCATCGCTGCCGCAGCGGCCTTCGCCTGTGGCGTCAGCAAAGATTCGGCTGGTGGTGTTTTGATCGGCTCGCCAATCCACTTGCCAACCGTGGCTTTCCAAGCCTTCGTTTGCTTTAGTTGCTCGGGAATTGCCGTTGGGCCACCGAAGAACTTCCATAGCTTCGCCAGTTGTTCCAAGAGCCATTTCAGCACCTTTAATTCGGCGGTGAGAATTTTGAGTGATAACGTAACGGCCTTGATTACAATAACCACTTCAGTGCCCATCACTTGGCCGAAGCTGAGGCCATCTTTGCTCGTTAACCCAAGTTGTTCGCCTAGTGCCGCAAACGCGTTTCTCAAATCGTTAACGGATTTGAGGGCTTCAGGCGTCTTGAACACGTTGATCAAATCCGTCGCCTGTCGCGCCACCCACGACATTAACTCAGCCAGCTTCTCCATCGCGCCGAGAATAACTGGCTCGACGGTCGGCAATGCTTTCTCCCATGCGGCAGCCATGTCGGCTTGCGCTGGCAGCACTTTGGTGCCGATGTCTTCGGATAATTGATCAAACAGGTTGTGCATCCGCTGGATTTGTCCGAGCGGTGTGCGTGCCGCTTCCTGGTTGAACCCTTTGTATTGTTTGAGGAAGAACATCAAGTAACTCAACGCACCGCGCCAATCGTCCTTGTAAGCTTTGAGCCGTTCGCGTTCGCTTGTGCCTAACAGGATGCCGAACTTGAGCAACTGCATGGAGCGTGCGCCTTTGGCAACCTTAACAAGCGTGTCGCCAAGCTCAGTCGCATCCTCAGTGCTCGCACGAATGCCGCGTGCGCGAACCAGCACATCGGCGAGCACCGGATTGATTTCCGCAATCTCACGCGACGACAATCCGATCTTTGAAAGCGAGACTGTCATCGCGTCATAGATTTGGTGCGAGATCACGCCTGTCTTCGCCAACTCCTTATTGTAAGCAAAGAGCATTTCCGTCTGTTTCTCGGCCGCTGCACGCCCTTGCTTGAGCATGTGGATACTGAACTCGTTCGTCACCGCCAGCATTCGCTCCTGGGCCTTGGC